GATGTTGTTTGGTCTATTCATCAAGAACAAGGCGATCAAGATCTCGGACTTATTCGTTTGGGATGTATTAAGAACCGTGTTGGACCTAAACACACACCAGAAACAATGAGAATTGACTATAGCACTTTATCTTTAAAGGTAGAAAAAGAATACAGTAAAGATGCCAATAACAATTCAAATGAAGATGAAATGATGAATTTAGAAAGAAAGCTGGAAAATATTACTAAGATAGTTAAATAACCATTGTGAATCCCAACAACATATATGTTTTTACAGATATTGACCTAGACGGTGCAACTAGTCTGTTAATATTGCATTGGGCATTAAAGTCAAAGCTAGGAGACATTAAATTTAAAGCCTGCACTGTTAGTACTTTTAGAAAAGAGTTCTTAAAGTGGCTAGAAGATGATAATTTTGACAATTATGATAATGTTTTGTTTCTAGACTTAGATACAAGTAGTTGTGTTGACTTAATCGATAACAAAAAAGCTATTATTATTGATCATCACCTCACACATGTAAACAATAAACATAACTATAAAAACGCTACCGTAGATGTAGTAGAGACGTCTTCTTGCGCCAAGAAAATATATATTCACTTTAAATCACTACTTAAAGATTCTTTAACACCTGCACAAAAGTACCTTATTGCTCTTGCTGATGATTATGATAGCTATCAGTTTAAATTAAAAGAATCTTACGACATTAACTGTTTGTTTATTAACACTCAACGCACTTTAGATATGACTAGAGTGCATAAGTTTATAGAACGCTTTTATAACGGGTTTGATAGTTTTAACACGTTTGAAGTTAATATTATTAAAGATCACATTACAGGTAGAGATAACACCATTAAGAATTTAGAAGTGTACTCAGGTAATGTTAACATTAGTAAGCAACCTATTTATATTGTAGGTACTACTGGCAATAAGTATGTTAATGATGTGTGCGATTATCTTCTCAAGAAATTTCCTGCAGATATTGTATTTTTTGTTAATGCTTCTAGTTCTCACGTCTCTTTCAGAAAAAAGAAAGAATGTACTGTTGATTTGTCTAAACTTGCTAACAAACTATGTGACGGTGGTGGTCATGAATATGCAGCCGGTGGTAAGATTACCGAAGGCTTTATGGAATTCGTTAAACAATTAACCCCTATTCAACAATAATGTCTGGTGTAATTGGAGCATTAGAAAGCGCAGTACTTGAAACCCCAATGGGGGCTTTAATTGAAGAGGAAATAGAAAACGAAATTCTTAAATTTTGTTCGTTTTGCTCAATTATACACAATAAAAAACTTAATAGCGTTGCAGTATTTAGTTTAATCATTAAAAACAAAATATACAAGAAAGTTTTTATGCGCATGGTACAAATTGATAATGAGAAGGAAGCAATATTGCTATTTTTAAAGCATAATTCTAACCTTTGTCGTAGCAAAGTTGTACGAGAGGTACTACAATCGTAGTGAATGAACATACCCGAAGTTTACAATACGTTTCTTGGAGTCTCTAGAGGCTCTAGAAACAAACCTTGGAAACCACGTAAAGACTTTGAAGGCTTTGAAAAAACACCAGACGGCATCTTATGTGCACGTTTAGTATTGTTTTTTAAAAAGTTTCCGCAAATAGACCCTAAAGAGTTTTTTAAAGCTCCGTATGTTATATATAAAGACGAGGATTTATTTCCTCTTAATTTTTATACCACTCAAAAAGCAATAGCTGTTTGGAGTATAATGCAAAAGCAAAAGCTAGAAGAATCGCCTGATACTGAAGGGCAAATAGAGGATATCAAAAAATCCTTAAAGTACCTAGCTGTTACGTGTTATAATGAAAAGATTACTTTAAATCAGTATGCTAGTTCCAAAAAGGGCTATACGTTTAGACCGTTTGTGGATTATGCAGACAAATTAATTAATATATACGTGTTAATTAAGTTGCCTTTTTTCGAAAATAACTTAAACTCACTTAACCTTCAAGATAAAGAACTATACTTAAAAGATGTAGCTTTTAACATTTCAAAATATAAAATGCGAATAGTTACTTCTACTAGAGCAAAGAACTTAATTGATGAAGGTCTCAAACTACTAACTAATAAAATTAATATTGATTAACTTATATACTATAATAAAATAAAATTATGAAACCTACATTCAATCCTAATATGTTCGAAAGCATTAAAAATGCTTTAGAAAGCGCTAAAACAAAAAATGCAGATAGCAACTTTAGAAATATTATTTCAATTGCTAAGCCAGGTAATTACCTAGTTCGTTTATTACCTAACACTAGCAACCCTGCAGAGACCTTTTTACATTATTTTCATCATGGCTGGAACAGTGAGCGAGATGGTAAGTATGTAAGCATTACATCACCAAGTACTTGGCATGAACGCTGCCCAATCAGTGAAGCTTATTTTAAGATCTTAAGAGATGGCACAAAAGAAAATCAAGAAAAAGCTAAAGCTTGTCTTCGTCGTAAAGAAAACTGGTATGTAAACGTTTATGTTATTCAAGATCCTAATGAACCAAAGAATAACGGTACTGTAAAGATTCTTCGTTATGGTAAGCAGTTAAACGAAATTATTAATTCAGCTATTAGTGGAGACGATTCGCAAGAATTCGGTGAAAAGATTTTTAAGTTAGATGAAACTGGTTGCACGTTCCGTATTAAAGCAGAACAAGTAACTGATAAGCCAGGTGCACCTAAATATCCAAAATATACTGCTTCTAAGTTCCTTTCTCCAGGACCTATTGAAGGTTTTGATGAAAGTAAGATTCCTGAAATTTATAATAGTACATATGATCTGAATACATTGGTTGAACATAAAACACCTGATGAAATTCAAGAATTCCTTAATATTCACTTTTATAATAACGAATTCAATACGTCTTCATCTACCCCTACAGAAGTAAATGATGTAGATGATGATGTACCATATGAAGCACCTAAGATTGCTGTTAAAGCAGCTGTTAAACCAGTACAAACTGCTAAACCAGCTCACGTAGCAGTTGAAGATACTGAGAACGATGATAAGGTAAAGGCAATACTAGAAGGTTTAGATAACCTCTAAGCTAAATGACTGAAGAACAACGCAGACAACAAATTATGCAAGCTCGCCAGCAGGCCATGAACCGGCCTGCTGCGCCTGCTATGTCAGATGCAGATGCTGAAAGAATAGCCGGTAATACTCAAGGCTTGACTAAAGAGCAAATGATTGCTATTGCTATGCTTGGCAAGATGGTATCTAATGATATAGGCGGTATTAAAAAGAACGCTGTTGGGGATAGCCTTAAAGTAACGGATGTGGATATGTCTAAAGTTATGCCTTCAAATGTTATGAGAGCAGCTGGTATGCAGATACCACCACAAGCACCACAGCAAAGACCGCCTCAACAACCTGTTTATCAGCAACCTGCACCTCAACAAGTAGAGCATAATAATTTTCAGTTTGTTGCACCGCCCGTGCAGCAGGAACAAGCAATTGTTCAACCATATTCTGATCCTAACCAATTAGAGTTTGATTTAAACAAAAAAGTTCAATACGAAGATATCATGAATGCTATTGATAATCTTCAATCTTCAGTTAAAATGTTAAACGATAAAGTTAACACCCTAATCGAATCTAATAATAAAAAAAAACCGAAGATAGCAAATGGAACTCAAACTGGTTAAAAAAGATTTTGCGGACAACTTCTTAAATGTTGTAAGTAAAACCGTTGATGTCGCATCTATTAAAGTTACTAAAGATGGTTTATACACTATATGTAATAAACCTGACACCAGTATCATATTACTTGGTAAGTATAATTATGTAACGGGGATAGATAATGAACAATCCCTTAACATAGGGGATATTAAAAAACTCTTACGTGTTATTGAGTGTATAGAAGAAGATGATATTACTTTTACTATAAATAGTAATCATCTTTTATATAAGTCTAATACTACTCAATTTAAGTATCATTTCTTAGATGATACAGCTGTACCTAAAGTAGCATTAAAAAAGGAGAAAATAGAAGCATTAGAGCTAGATACGTTTTTTGATATTAACTACAGAAAACTACAAGAAATCCTTAAAGCTAGTGCTTTTGCTACGACTACTAATAAAATTTATCTTTACGGTCAACCTGACGGAGTGTACTGTGAATTAGGTGATAAAGAAACAGACAATACAGATAGTATATCTCTTAAAGTAGTAGATAAAGTAGAAGGTCAACCTTTATCTCAAGTAATACCGTTTAATCTAGATATTTTTAGAGTGTTGTCTGGTGTTAAGTTTGAAAACGCAAGAGTAGGTATAAATCTTAAACTCAAGGTCATGTCTTTTTACGTTAAAACTACACCAGAAACAGAGTTTAAGTTTATTATATCGGGGTTAGTAAAATAATGGCTAACAAGATAACAACACAAAGCTATTTCATAAAAAGACTTAAAGATTCTGGTTACGTGGTCTATAAGATCTTTGATGCATATAGTGAAGCGGATCCACGTAGCTGGACAGTAATGATTGACCCAGGCAATGCATCTGTATTTTGTACTTGTTATGTTAATCACAAAGAATTATTTGATGAAACCTTTTTTGAATTTTATGACGGAGGACAATATATTCCTGAACGTTTTAAGTTGAAAACCGACTCAATTGAGGTTATAATAAGCTATTTAGTAAAATATGGAATCAACAACAAAT